GGAAATTTATCCTTTTGCTTTTGAGGTAGAAGAAAAAGTTTATTCCGTTATTAAGCAAAGAATCCTACATAGCAGAAAGCTAATTGATCTTTGACAACTGAATAGACCAAGGTGGGACGTTATCCATTTGTGGAGAATTATGACCTACGCCAAGACTTTTCTGCTGAGAAATTGGTTTAAATGAATACTGGTAAGTGCCAAGGATAAAAGAAAAAGAGCGATAAATAGGAATACATAAAGGATAGATGTGGCAATCTATCTCTGTGATACGAATGGTGATAATGATACTTCAATAGTTTAAGCCGGCTCGTCTTAATAAGGGGCGGTGGTGAGATTCCAATGTAGCAGCCAATGCACCTACCAATGTCATAAAACTTATTATAAAAATAGTGAGGTTAAGACTATGAATAAAACAAAAGAAGTTAAACAAGATAAGGATAAAAAGCAAATAGCAGATGATTATTCTAAGAAAATAACCTACTCTACAAGCGAAAATGAAAAGCTTGATTTACTGGATATTGTTGAGATGTATCTATGTAAATCCTGTGTCAGAATTTGAGGGGCTGACAAAGAGAAATAGGGTGCGGTAAAATATAGGTGGTAGAAGTAATCTTCCAAAATGACTATTTGCCAAAATATCATTTTAGGAGGATTGTTATGAGAAATACTGCGTGTATGTATCTTCGTCTTTCAAGAGAAGATGGGGACAATAATGAAAGTAACTCTATTTCAAATCAAAGACAAATAATCAAATCTTACGCTGAAGAAAAGAACATAGATCTATCTTATGAATATGTAGATGATGGATATAGTGGTTCTAATTTTGAGCGTCCAAATTTCAAGAATATGATTGATGACCTGAATAAAGGAAAGTTTTCTATCATTATGGTAAAAGACTTATCTCGTTTTGGCAGAGATTATATCGAGTCAGGAAAGTACTTACAAAAGATATTTCCTGAAAAAGGTATTCGATTCATATCTGTAAATGATAACTATGATAGTGATAATGCGGATGTTAGTGATACACATTTAATACTTCCAATTAGAAATTTTATCAATGATAGTTATTGTCGAGATATTTCTATGAAAGTGAAATCATCAAAAGAAGTGAAAAGGAAGAATGGCGAGTTTATTGGATCATTTGCTCCTTTTGGATATAAGAAAGATGATAAGAATAAACATCAGCTTGTAGTTGATAGAAAAGTCGCTCATATTATTGAGCGAATATTTAATATGAAAATAGAGGGTTATTCCTCAAAGGCTATTGCCGACTTTCTAAACAGTATTGGAACAGTTACACCATCAAAGCACAAAGAAAATAATGGTGATAATTTCAATACTGGTTTTGTTGTGAAAAAAGCAAAGTGGGATGCTAAGATGGTAAACCGTATTATTTCAAATAAGGTTTATATTGGTGTCCTGGAACAAGGAAAAACTACAAAGTTAAATTATAAATCAAAGCATGAAGTCGATGTTTCCAAAGAAGACTGGATAGCAATAGAAAATGCTCATGAAAGCATAGTATCAAAATCCATCTTTTCGCTTGCAAACAAAATGCTACTTCGTGATGTGAAACAATCTAAAGATAAGCCACAAATCTTATCTGGAATGCTTTACTGCAAAGATTGTGGAAGTCCGATGATTAGGCGAAAGGTAAGAAATACAGTTTTCTATATTTGCTCCGAGTATAACAATTCAGGTGACTGTTCAAGGCATAGCATAAAAGAAGATTATGTTATAGGTGCAACAATTCACACATTAAATGACTATCTATCTAAGTACAATGAGCTACTTAAAAAAGTTAGTGAAATAGATGTTTCAAAGTTTACATTAAAGGTTGATTTTGAGTCTTTAAATACAGAAAAAAGAAAATATGAAAGACTTAGACAATCTCTTTATATGGATTTAGAAGAAGAGCTTATTACGACTGAAGAATTTGAACGATTTAGAAAAAATTATCTTATTAAGATTAGGGAAATTGAGAAACAAATTATTACAAAGCAAAATATCGTAAAAGAATTAAAGATGAAGATAAACGATAAAGGTAGTTTCGTTTCTGAAATAGTTCCTAATCTTGGAAGTGATGAACTGAATCGATTGTCTTTAGTGTCTTTTATAGATCGTATTGAGATTGGAGAGGATAATGCAATTAACTTTGTCTTCAACAATATTGAAACAGTGAATCTGCTTCAAGCGATTGTAGATAGTGATAAGGTTGAAGCTAAGGATACACATAAGGCAAGACTAATATCAATGGGCAAGCTATTTGGTGAGCATTTAGAAAGAGTTGAACCTAAGCTTGCAGTTGGAGGTGTTTGTTAATGGCAAGGACTTCCAAAAGATATATAAGAAAAAACGAAGAACAAGTACAAAATGTATTTTATAAAGCGGGAGTATATACAAGATTATCCAGTGAAAGAAAAGAAGAATGGCGTGAGAAATCATCGTCTATCGAAACACAGGTGCTTTGTTGCAAAGAGTATGCTTTAAAGGAAAATATCAAAGTCGTAAATATCTACACAGACTATGAATATAGTGGAACAAACTTTGAAAGACCACAGTTTCAGGAGATGATGCAAGATATTCGTGAAAGAAGAATTAATTGTATTATTATAAGAGACTTATCAAGACTTGGAAGAGAATATCTTGAGATGGGAAGACTTATAGACAAGGTATTTCCATTCTTAGGAGTAAGGTTTATTTCTGTTAATGATAAGGTTGATACCGTAAAGGATTTAGATTCTAAGAAGTCATTTGAAGTAACACTTAAGAATATTGTTAACGATATGTATGCTAAAGACATTTCGGTAAAAATAAAAACAAGTAAGCACAATAGGGCAAGAAATGGATATTTTATTGGTTCTGTTCCGCCATATGGTTATAAGGTAGTGAAATTAAAAGAGGGACAGAAGTTAGAAGTTGATGAAAATGTTAGGTTCATTATTGAAGAAATGTTTCGATTAACACTTGAGGGGAAAAGCCAATATAAGGTTGCAAAGTACTTTAATACTATGGGTTATGCTACAGGAATGGTCTATTACAAAACAGGTAGAATTTATAGACAGGATGGTGATCCACAGTGGAATAAAGGTACTATTTCCAAAATGCTTACTAATAGAACTTATACAGGAACTTTGGTGCAAGGCGTTAAGCAACAAAATCTTGCAAAAGGGATGAAGCAACAATTTGTAGATGAAAGCCAGCATATTATATATGAAAATGCTCATGAACCTATTATCTCAAAAGAAGACTTTGAAAAAGTGCTGCAAGGGCGAGCAAATAGATTAAAGAACAATGCTTTTGGTGCAGAGATGCATAACTTTGAAAGAGATTATGAGAATAGATATAATGGCTTGATTTTTAATAATGCAACAGGTAAGGAACTTTATCGAAGAACCAGAATTTACGGGACAAACCATGATAGGCTTTATTACTCTTTTCAAAACGATACTTGCACAGGCAAGATAGATAACGAAGTAAGAGTATTTATTATGGAAAGAGAGCTTGATAAGGCAATGTCTGAAAAGGTAGCAGAGTTTATTACTAAGGCTACAAGCAAGGCAAAGCTAATAGAAAGAGTGTCTGCTAGGTTTTTTGAAAGTATAGATAAGCTAAACGAAGATATTTCAAAGCTTAAAATTAAGACGGAGAAGGAAGAATTCCTAATTCAAAAAACTTATGAAGAATATAGCCTAGGCAAGATTGATAGGGAAGTATATAGCCTTAAAAGAGAGATTGCTCTTAGCCATATTGCAACAATCAATAATGAAGTTATTGCTATTGAAAAGGTTGTAAAAGACCTTGAAAGGGATAAGAAAATATCTATTAAGTGGATTAAGGACGTATTTTCGGCAAAAAAGGTTGAAAAATTACCATCTGATTTAATTCATAGCTTAGCGGAAAAGATAATTGTCTATGGCAATCATAACTTTGAAATAATCTTTAAATTTAATATGGATAGTTTGATGGGAGGTGTTAATATTGAGTAAAATTGCACTTTACATTAGATTATCTGTAGAAGATCAGATGAAGAAAGATGAGAGCGAAAGTATCATCAATCAAAGGTATTTCCTGAATGATTTTCTTGATAGAAATGATGAATTTAAAAGTTTCCAAAGAGAAGAATACATTGATGACGGATATACAGGTACAAATGAGAAAAGACCATCTTTTCAAAGAATGCTAGAAGAAGTTAAGAATGGTAAAATCAATGCCATAATTGTAAAAGACTTATCGAGATTTATGAGGGATTATATTTCGCTCGGTGATTATCTGGAGAATATATTTCCTTTTCTTGGTATTAGATTTATTGCGATTAATGATGGCTATGATAGTGATAAGGAAAAAGGAAATGGAACAGACCTTGATATCCAGTTTAAAGGTTTGCTATATGACTTTTATACAAAAGATATTTCGCAGAAAGTAAAGACAGTTACTACTGAACTTAAAAAGCAAGGAAAGTTTCTTGCTTGGAGTCCACCATTTGGTTATATGAAAGATCCAGATGATAAGCACGACATCATTATTGATGATAAGACAGCTTGGATTGTGAGGAAGGTATATGATTTAGCACTTACAGGACTTGCATCAAGAAAGATTGCAGCAGTTATGAATGAAGAGAATATACCAACACCAAACGAGCGTAAAAAAGAACTTACCAATATGGATTACGAATATAACATAGTGTCATCAGATACAAGAGATGCACCAACATGGACAAATGGTACAGTGGTAGATATTTTATCCAATGAAAATTACACAGGCACTTATGTCTTCAATATGCAAGAAAAATCGGTATTAAATCCCAGTAGTTTTAAATTTAATCCTAAAGAAGAATGGGGTAGAGTTTATGACCACCATGAAGCTATCATTTCAAGAGAAGAATTTGATAAGGTTCAAGAAATTAAAGAAAAAAATAGCTTTCTAAAAGGGAAAAATACTGACTATCCATGGAGAAAGCATTCTCCATTACAAGGATTTGCAAGATGTCCTACTTGTAACCATATTCTGGGACTTACTCAATCAAAATTTAAGCGACCAGATGGAAGTATGAGAATACATAAGTATTTTCATTGTAGGATCTGCAAGTGCAATAATGTAGAACATAAAAATTCAAGAGTAGATAAGTTAGAGAAGCAGGTGCTTACACTTATTAAAGAGAAATATGGCGAAGCAGAAGTAAAGCCCAAAGAAAAAATAAGCATTAAAAATATAGAGAAAAAGATAGAAAAGCTTCAGGCGAAGAAGATGGCTGATTTTGAAAAATATAAGCTTGGGAAAATGACGAAAGCTAAGTTTGTAGAAAGTAAAAACCAGATAGATAATGAATTTGATAGGCTTGATGAAAAGATAAAACTATCTTCTAATGAAACAGAAGTTGTAACAGATAATGAACTTACACGAGAACTTATGGAAAAGTATGTTGAGTCGGTTATCTGTGAAGGTAGTATAGTTCAAAAAATCATATGGAAATAAACGCAAGAGGGAGTGAGAAATCACTCTCTTTTTGCTGTCTAAAAATAGACAATATATTTTGTGTCAGTCGCTTGACACGAGAGGGCTCGGGTTCGTTACTTTTAAAAGCTGAAAAAGTATTAGGTAAAGACGGTGTTCGTAATGGCTACTATGGTCAGGAAATCAATATCACTACATATAACTTATGTCGTATTAATATGTTCTTACATGACATTGAATTTGATAAGTTTAATATTGCCTGTGAAGATACTTTAACTAGCCCACAACATTGGGATGACGAGCCATTCGAACTAATAGTATCTAATCCTCCATACTCCATTAAATGGGATGGAGATGATAATCCATTGTTAATTAATGATGAAAGATTTTCACCTGCGGGAGTTTTAGCTCCTAAGAGTAAGGCTGATTTAGCTTTTATCATGCATGCATTGAGCTGGTTATCCTCATCGGGTACTGCTGCCATTGTTTGTTTCCCTGGAATTTTCTATAGAGGAGGAGCAGAGCAAAAGATTCGTAAGTATCTAGTTGATAATAACTTTGTGGATTGTATTATCCAACTACCAAGTAACTTATTCTTTGGAACAAGTATTGCAACATGCATTATGGTTTTAAAGAAGAACAAAAAAGATAATACTACACTCTTTATAGATGCATCTCAGCAATGTGTTAAAGTCACAAATAATAATAGATTGACCGAAGATAATATTAATAACATTGTAGATATCTTTGTGGAACGAAAGGATGTACAGTATACTGCGAAACTTGCATCTATTGAAGAAATTCAAGAAAATGACTACAACTTATCAGTTTCGACATACGTAGAAAAAGAAGATACGAGAGAAAAAATAGATATAAAAGTTCTTAATCAACAAATTGCAGAAATTGTTGAACGTGAAAATAAATTACGATTAGAAATAGATAAGATAATACTAGAAATCGAGGGAGATCATGAGTGATATTAAAGATTTAATTAACGATCGATGTCCTAATGGAGTAGATTTTTTAAACTTAAAAGTTTTAGCTGAAATAACTACTGGGAAATCTGATAGGAGGAATGCGGATGAAAATGGTAAGTACCCATTTTATGTGCGTTCAAAAGATATATTAAGAATTGATAAATATGAATATGATGAAACAGCTATTGTAATTCCTGGAGAAGGTGGAGTTGGAGAAATTTTTCATTTTGTGAGTGGAAAATATGCATTACATCAAAGAGCATATCGAATTCATGTTACATCAAAAAAACTGAATGCAAAGTTTTTATATTACTATATGTTTTCGGAGTTCAAGTCATTTATCAATAAAAAGGCTGTAATTGCTACAGTGACCTCAATTAGAAAACCGATGATTGAAGAATTTGAAATTCCTATTCCGCCTCTCAAAGTTCAGAATGAAATAGTTTATATTCTAGATAAATTTACAGAACTAACAGCAGAACTAACAGCAGAACTAACAGCAAGAAAGAAACAGTATGAGTATTATAGAAATCTACTATTAAATATTTCTCCTCTAAATGTATGTGAATACAAATTATCTCAAATTGCAAAATTCTCATATGGCTATACTGCAAAAGCTGAAGATAAAGGAGATGCTAGATTTATTAGAATTACAGATATTACATCCGATGGACATTTGCAGGAAAATGATCGTAGATATATATTGCTGAATGATGAAAATAAGAAATACATACTTAAGAATGGTGATTTGGTAATGGCTAGAACTGGTGCATCATTTGGGAAAACATTATATTTTGAAAATTCTGAGCCATCTATTTATGCTTCATTTTTAATAAAAATAACTTTAGATAACTCTATTATTTTAAATAAATATTATTGGCATTTTTCTAAATCAAACTTATATTGGAACCAAGCTAATAATCTTGTATCTAGAGGCGGACAACAACAATTTAATTCGAATGTATTGGGTAACATAAAAATAAATGTTCCACCTCTAGATATTCAATATAAAGTTGTTAATATACTTGATCATTTTGATGCGATATGTACTGACTTAAATATTGGTTTACCTGCAGAGATTGAAGCTCGGCAAAAACAATATGAATTTTATCGTGATCAGCTCTTGACATTTGTTCAAACAGGCCATAGCATCCTTACAGACAGACAGACAGACAGACAGACAGACAGACAGAATCTAATTAAACTATTTCAATATGTATTTGGATATGCAGCTGTAAAACTTAAATATGTATATACAAGGTTAAGAGGTACATCTATTACTGCAAGCAAAATGAAAGAGATTAGTTGTAATAATGGTGATGTGAGAATTTATGCTGGTGGAAAAACTGTAGTAACTGCGTTTGAGTCAGAAATACCGAATGCAAATATTATAAGATTTCCGTCAGTAATCATTCAATCAAGAGGGATAATTGATGCAATTTACTGTTGTGAGCCATTTACATTTAAAAATGAGATGTGGGCATATACTAACAATAATGAAGTGACAGTAAAATATTTATACTACGTTATCAAAAATAATTTAGAGTTTTTTAGAGATGCAGCTTCTGGTATGGGATCATTACCTCAAATTTCACACTCTGTGACAGAGGATTTTATTATTAATTTACCTAGTATTGATGAGCAACAAAAAATTGTTTCTATTTTAGATAAATTTGATAAGATTACAAATGATATTATTGATGGTATTCCTGCTGAAATCGAAGCACGTAAGAAACAATATGAGTATTACAGGGATAAGCTTCTGACCTTTAAAATGAAGCAAGAATAATTAATAAGGGGATAGTGTTATGTCGTATTTTAATATCGTAGCTCAAACTAACGAAAATACAGTGGTAACTGAATATGAGCCAGTAAAGAAACGCTCTGATAGTTATCAAAGTGAAGCTGCACTTGAGAATGAGTTTATTCATATGCTTGAAGAACAAGGATATGAATATCTTTCGTTGCATACTGAAGATAAGCTTGTTATTAACTTACGAAAACAACTCGAGAAATTGAATAATTATTCTTTTACAGATAAAGAATGGAAACAATTCTTGGCGGAAAGTATTGCTAATCCAAATGAAGGTATCAAAGAAAAAACACGAAAGATACAAGAGGATTATATACAAGTATTAAAACGTGATGATGGTACATCGAAGAACATAATCTTGCTAGATAAGAAAGATATTCATCATAACTACTTACAAGTGATTCACCAGTATGAAGTTAGTAAAGAACATGGCGCAAAACATGATAATCGTTATGATGTAACTATACTTGTAAATGGTTTTCCACTTGTACATGTTGAACTAAAAAGACGTGGTGTTCCAATTCGTGAAGCATTCAATCAAGTCGAAAGATATCAACGTGATTCTTTTGGGACTGGTTACGGGCTGTTTGAGTATGTACAGATATTTGTTATCTCAAATGGTACAAACTCTAAATATTATTCAAATACTACACGCTATAATACGGGTGCTAAATTAACTAAATCTAAGAAAGAAAAGACGTCTAATAGTTTTGAATTTACTTCTTATTGGGCAGATGCGAAGAATAACATTATCACTGATTTAATTGACTTTACACGGACATTCTTTGCTAGACACACAATATTGAATATCTTAACAAAGTATTGTGTGTTTACCTCAGAAGAGATGTTGCTGGTCATGCGTCCGTATCAGATTACCGCAACGGAACGTATTATAAATCGTATTGAGATAGCTACTAATTATAAAAAATATGGCAGTGCTGCAGGTGGTGGATATATTTGGCATACTACTGGATCAGGTAAGACACTGACATCTTTTAAAGCTGCTCGTTTAGCAACAACACTTCCATCCATTGAGAAGGTATTATTTGTTGTAGACCGTCAAGATTTAGACTATCAAACCATGCGTGAATATGATCGATTTGAAAAGGGTTCAGCGAATAGTAATCGATCTACAGCAGTTTTAAAGAAACAACTAGAAGATGATAATGCAAAGATTATCATTACAACGATTCAGAAATTATCTACTTTTGTTAAGAAGAATCCTGATCATCCAATTTATCAAAAACATTTAGTTATTATCTTTGATGAATGTCATCGTAGTCAGTTTGGTGAAATGCATAGAGCGATTACAAAGAACTTTAAGAAATATCATTTATTTGGATTTACAGGTACTCCAATTTTTGCGGTAAATGCAGGTGCAGTACGTGATCCAAAACTATGCACAACAGAACAAGCATTTGGAGATCAATTGCATACATATACAATAGTTAATGCGATTAATGATAGGAACGTTCTTCCATTCCATGTGGATTACATTAAAACAATGGATAAAGATGATGGTATGAAAGATGAGCAGGTATGGGACATAGACCGTGAGAAGGCATATATGGCGCCAGAACGTATCTCATTAGTTACCGAATATATCTTAGATAACTTTGATAAGAAAACCTATCGAGGAACACGTACTTATAATTTCAATAAGATTATGAATATTGATGAAATTGCTTCTGCTAGATTAGGCGCAATTAAAGAGATAAAGCAGAAGCAACGAATCAATGGTTTTAACTCTATTTTCTGTGTAAATTCAGTGCCAATGGCAAAGCTCTACTATGAAGAGTTTAAGAGACAAATGGCAGCGAATCCGACTAAGAAGATTAATATAGCAACTATCTTTAGCTATTCTCCTAATGAGTATGAACCAGATGGTTTATTATGTGATGAGAATATAGACGATACATCTGCTTTAGATCAAACATCAAGAGATTTCTTGGATTATGCAATGAAAGACTACAATGAGATGTTTAAATCTAACTATTCTACAGATGGTGATAGTTTCCAAAATTATTATAAAGACGTATCATTGCGAATGAAGAATAAAGAACTAGATTTACTTATTGTAGTAAATATGTTTTTGACTGGCTTTGATGCGACAACATTAAATACATTATGGGTTGATAAGAATCTAAGAATGCATGGTTTACTACAGGCGTTTAGTCGTACTAACCGAATCTTAAATAGTGTAAAAGCAGCGGGTAATGTTGTTTGTTTTAGAAATTTACAGACTAGAGTGGATGATGCAATAGCGCTATTTGGTGATAAGGATGCAGGTGGAATTGTATTACTACATACATTCAATGATTACTATTATGGATATGAAGGAAGTGACCATCGATACCATGTAGGATATGTTGACTTGATTAGTGAACTCTGTGAGAAATATCCATTAACAATGACTCAAATTATAGGCGAAAATAATCAAAAACAATTTATTAAGTTATTTGGAAATATTTTACGAATGCGTAATATCCTTTTATCTTTTGACGAGTTTGCAGGTAAGGAGATTTTATCTGAACGTGATTTGCAAGATTATTTGGGTAGATATCAGGACTTGTATGACGATTGGAAGAATAAAAAATCTGATGAGAAAAAAGAAGATATCAATGATGATATTGTATTTGAAATTGAATTGTTGAAGCACATAGAAATCAATATCGATTATATCCTCTTACTAGTACAGAAGTATCATGATTCTCATTGTCAGGATAGAGAAGTACTTGTGACAATTCAGAAGGCAATTCAAGCTTCTCCACAGCTAAGAAGTAAGAAAGAACTTATTGAAACATTCATCGCAGGTATCAATGATATCGATGACATCATGAGTGAATGGCATAAGTTCATCGCGGAAGCAAAAGAACAACAATTAATGCAGATTATTACAGAAGAAAATCTAAAGGAAAAAGAAACGAGAAAATTCTTGGAAAGCTGTTTGCTTAATGGTGAAGTGAAGACTAGTGGTAAAGATATTGATAGTCTACTTCCTCCAATGAGTTGGTTTGATACTAAGCGGTCAGAAAAAAAGCAACGAGTAATCGATAAGTTTAGAACATTCTTTGATAGATTCTATGGTATTGGAGATGCTGATTTATCCATGCATGAAGAACCGAGTTATAACTATGACGGAGGTTATGCATGTAGTGAATTTGCTTTAGTAAGCGAAGAATCGCCCGAATATGATAAAACAAAAACAGATAAATAAATTTCTGTAGATTGCGAGGGTATAAAATGGCTGAAATTGGCAGACTGATAGAGGTAGATGTCAGGGAATTGTGGAAACATGAGCAGTATGATTTTTCAAATTGGTTAGCAAAGGAATCAAATATAGAATATTTGAATGAAATCTTAGGTTTAACGCTAGTTGAGGTTGATAAAGAAATAAATGTAGGCCCTTATAGATGTGATATAGTTGCAACCGATGAAACATCAGGTTTGAAAGTAATTATTGAAAATCAATTAGAATCAACAAATCATGATCATTTAGGAAAAATTATAACTTACGCCTCTGGTTTAGATGCAAAGGTTATTGTTTGGATTGTAAAAGAGGCTAAAGAAGAGCATCGAGCAGCTATCGAATGGTTGAATAACTATACATCAAGTGAAATCGACTTTTTCTTGATTGAAATCCATGCATATAAAATAGGAGATTCTAATCCGGCCCCAAAGTTTGAGGTTGTTGAAAAACCGAATGATTTTGTAAAACGTAGTAAAAATAAAGATGATGGGGAATTAAATGCTAGTCAAACTGAGAGACTCATATTCTGGAAACAGTTTAATGATAGGGTTGCACTAAAAGGAAAACCGTTTAATATACGTAAGCCAACTACAGACCATTGGTATGATATAGCAATAGGAACAAGTGCTGCAAAAATTGCTGTTGATTTAGTAAATAAGGAAAATTGTATTATTTTGGAACTATATATTCATAGTGATAAAGATTTATATGATAGTTTATATGAGAAAAAGAATGAAATTGAAGGTGAAACAGGGCTAACATTTGAGTGGAATCGATTGGATTCCAAGAAAGCATGTAGAATAAAACACTTTATCTATGGACTGGATTTTGATAACCACAGTAATTACAACCAATTGATGGATGAGGTAATTGATAAAGCTATTATAATGAGAAAAGTAATACAGAAGTATCTAAATTAATAAATGAAGAGATAATAAACAGCACTAAGAAATAAATGTAATAATTTGTGAAGGAGAAATATTATGGAGAATATCTTCCAAACAACAGACCAAATTGCATGGATACCAACAATTATTACTCTACTTTTAACAATAATTTCTGCACTTATTAGTTATAAAAGTTGGAGGAGTTCTGTGAAATCTGCACTTGAATCTGAATCTAATTGGAGAGAAAAATTAATGGATGTTGCTTCAACTGCAAATGTTGGAATGAATGAATTATTACGAATTAGAGCTTCTCAGAGATATAAAAAGAATGATGAAAAAAAGAAAGGGCGAACATTATCTTTAACCAATAAAGCACAAGCAGCAAATATTTTATGGGATAAGACAAATGAATTATATGAAAAATATAATTTATCTGTTATTCATAATGAAACTAAAAGTATCAAATCCCAAGAGATAGAAATTCAACCAGATGATCAAAATCAGATAAGAGATATTGCAATAGCACTTCTTAAATATGATTATTTAAATCGTAATCAAGAAGATTCTAACGAAAAAGATTATTCTGAATTTTTGACATGGCTTATAGACGAAAAAAGATGGAAGAAAACTGAAAATAAATAATTGCATTTTTGACGGTTTATTTAGTTAAATAAAATCTTGGAGGTAACATGAAAAAGGGAATACTGTATGTGACTACTACTACGATTGACGGTTTAATTAAAATAGGGAAAACAGGTAATTTTAAAGAGAGGATGAGACAACTAGAGTTAGATGGATATCGAGGTCTTCTTTGTAAAAGAGCTTATGCAATAGAGGTTGATAATTATGATGAGAAGGAATTACTTTTAGATGAAATTTTCTCAAAGAGTAGAATTCCAAATACCGAGCTTTTTGCATTAGATTTAAATCTTGTTATTCAACTTTTATCTTCTATGGAAGGAAGAATAATTTATCCAGAGACAGAATCAAAGTCTGAAGTCTTCATTGAAGCGGCTGATGGAAGACAAAGCTCAAGGATTCCTGATGGTATATATACATTTGTATCCTCAAAATATAAGGCAAAGATGCGCAAAGAAAACGGGAAATTCATTCTTCTTAGCGGAAGTCAAATGTCACACACGCTTCCTTTGAAAATTACAAAAGGCTGGATACGTGTATTAGAAGATGCAAAAATTGAAAACAACGTTTTAATGACAGATATTGAATGTTCTAGTCCGTCGATGGCTTCTTCGTTAATCCTACATCATCCATCAAATGGATGGGATTATTGGAAGAATAAAGAAGGAGAATTGATTAAGGTTTATAGACAGCAAGATATTGATTCTGAATAATATACATATGAATCATAGACGAAAACACTATGATCCTTTTTTGTAGAACGTGATTCATGAACGAATTGAAAATAACAAAAATAATTGAGGATTAAGGTAATATGGTTATTACGATATTGTGATATAACCCTTTTACTTGAATTCTATATAGCATAGGCGTAATATCAGATTTGATTTAGAAAGAGGTTTTAATTTAATGCTAGGATATGAAAATGAAAAGTTAGAATTTAATTATAAAAAATCCTGTGGTTTATGGTTAATTGCGATTGCTATAGTAATCGTAATTGCTACCTTAATAGGTGGAAAACAAATAATAAACATGCAGGTATTTAGTATAGGTTATATGATTTGCTTTTTTTCAATAAACATGAATAAAGGCTTACTTAACAAACTATCCACTGGTTCATCAACCAAATTTCAGAAAAATGTTTCTAAATATTCAGTAATATTACTATTTGTACTAATGGCATTTCTAGGTGGTCCATTTTTCGATACTGAGAATTGGAGAATGATATGGCTGGGAGCGTTATTGGCTACAGCACTGCATTTTTTTCCATTCTATTTTGTACATGGAAAATCAATGATTTTATTAGGTATTATGTGTACTATCAATATTATTATGGGGTATATTTTCTCAAATGTCCCTTTAGTATTCTTTGCATATAGTGATGCAGCCATTAAATTTATTTTTGGGGTGTATTTATTGTTATTTTCAAAAGCAACAAAGCAGTAAAACATAGTTTTTCAAACTGAACGAAACCAACAAAGGCGATAGGAAGAAAATCTATCGCCTTTGTTATATTCATGCAACATGCTTCGAACAGAAATATTTGTTATTAACAATCATTTTAGATTTAGTAGGATGAGTGAATCGGGTTATGAAGTTTTTATAGACAGATATGGACAGGTAGATTGGCTAATCTACGAGTGTTGCGATATGAGAATCTGTAAAAATCGTTTTTTTGACAAAAAATATTTCTACCATTGTCCAAAATGGACAATGGTTTAACTCTCTTTTTGTGATATTTTTATCAAGTAAACAAAGGGAGAGAACTATGAATAAACGTTTATTTGCGGCATGCTTAAGCGTAGGTATGCTACTAGCTGGATGCTCAGCGAAGAAGAGTAGTACTGTTAAAGATGGTACTTATGAGGAAACAGTTGATGGACGTAACGGAAAGGTTACAGTCAGTACAACCATTTCTTCTGGAAAGATTATAGATGTAGAAGTAAAAGATAAGGAAACTCATTTTGAAACAGTAATAGATACTTTTATATGCCATAAACTCGAAAATAATCTACCTTTATCTACGTTAGTTGACCAAAGAATTCAAAACTTAATTACGTATGATAAACAGTATGAGACAAAATACTATGAGACATTGTGTATGTATGTTAACTCACAATACTCAAAACAGAAGACTGCAGAAGGATTGTATATTCATCTAAATACCGTCAAGTATCGTCTTCAACAGATTGAAAAATTAT